TAATACCAAGTTACAGTTGATCTTTTGTTTTTTAGCATTCTTCTTTGACCTTGTACTCTGTCTTTTTGAGATTCATTTGGTTTTGACATCTCAACAGGTACTCCGCCTTTTAGATAGCCGTCTTTGTCTGTAAATTTTTTAAAATCTACATGTTTTGACTGAGTTTTGATCATAGTTCTCCTATTTTTACTTAACTATTTATCGTTTTTAAGTGCATTTTGCAATAAAGTTTTCTCAATTGAAGTTTCAGCTCTCATTTCTGCTAATTCTTCGTTTTGTTCTAACTTATTATCTTGGTTTTGTTGATTCATGACTGCTTTCATACGATCTAATTCAATTCTTTTAGACTCATACTCTTTTCTTCTTTGATTTTCAGCTGCTCTTAAGTCTAATTCTCTAGCTTTTAACTTAGCAAGAGGGTCATTATCGAATTGAGAAGTAATATCTTTTTCTTCCTTCATGAATTCTTCAGTCATTTCAGCAATTAACACAGCTTTTCTTGCTTCAAACTTATCTGAAAACTGTTTTAACTGCATTTGAACTTGTGGATTTTGTGCCATTGCAGGATTTGCTTGAGCTTGTTGTTGTATTTGTTGAATTTGTTGTATTTCTTGAGCCATTTCCATTTCAGTTTGCTCTTGTGCCATCAATGATATGTGTTCAAAAATATTTTTTTCTAAACTTGCCATGATAGCTGGATTATTTCTAGCAATATTAGTAGCCATAAAATTCATATGAGCTGTAATATGCGCTCTGTGATCTTGACCTGGAAACGCTTGGAAAGGTTTTCCACCCATTGCATCAATATGTTCTAATGCAGGATCTTTTGGAGTCGGTGGTTGAGGACGTATTAATATTGAATCTACATCTTTTACACCCAACGCTTCATACATGTTTCTAAAAACATTATATGTGTTGTGAATTTGCGGGTTTGACATTGCCAGCTGCAACTCCGTTTGCGCTAAAGATATTCGCTGTGATTGAGAGAAAATATTGGGGTCAGCAACTGGCAATATGTCTATCCTATCGTCGAAGTCCATCTGTTTAATTATTCTTTGACCACCGACGACGTCGTATGGATATTCTTGAGGTAAGTATGTTTTAAATACTTGCGATAATAATTTAAATTCTTCTTTTAAGGCTGCGTAAATTCTTTTGTGGATTGCAGACATTGTTCTGCTTCCTCTTTCAAGCAAGGCGACTGTCGTTCCCACCGCGGCTTGCTGATTACCCTCACCTACTTGCAGGTCTGCTATTGAAGCAAATCTTTGTCCTGCATTTACTACGACACCCATAAGCTGTAACAGAGTTGATGAAGGCTCTTTGTATGGAAGCATCATAAACGCATCTCTAATACTTCCGCCTGGCGCATCTACATCTCTAAATTCTCCTGGTTGAATTGATTGTGCATCATCTCTAATTCTTATTCCTCTTTGTTTAAATCCTGCAGGTAAATTTGATAATGTTCCTGCATCTAACAAAGATCTTAAGGCAGCTGTTGCTGTTCTTGATAATCCACCAATCATGTGAATCAAACCAAAACCATAAAAACCTAGTCCTGGTAAAAATTTAAAGTGTACAAAGTAATTTACTTTTCTTTTTAATGGGTCGTTTTGTTCGTAATTTCTTCTTATCGATAAAATTGTTTTTGAATCTTCTTCTATCGTTACAATGTAAGGTAATTTAATTCCTGATGGTTCACCATCTTGTCCCATATCTTCAAATCCATCTAAATCTAAATCAATGTGAAACTCTAATAGTGTATGTAAGTCTTCATTCTTACCTGTTTTTTTTATTCCTTCTAGTTCATGTTCTTTCTTTTCAATCTCTGTTTCATTTGCTTGTCCAGGTTGAGGTATTTCTACATCTCTGTAGAAACCCATGACCTGTTGTTTTCTCAAATCATTTGCTGTAATTTTAATTACGTGAACGATAGCTTCCGCATCTTCTAATGAGGTAGCAGAATACGGAACCACTAAATCGTCCGCAGGGACGAACTTAGAAACAGCTCGTCCTAATAAATCATCATAGTAAACTTTTTTAAAAGTTGATCCAGCTAGTGGAAGATGAAATAACATAGAATCAAATTCAGGTTCATACTCCCTCATTTGATCCATGATTTGAAAATTCATAAATTCTTTTACTCTGTTTGCTTGTTGAATTTTTTGAGGAGTTTGTATTCCTAAAATTTGTGTTCTTATTGGTCCATTAGCCGGGAGTAACTCTTTATAAGCGAGAGCCTGAAACTGTGTAACAGCTTCAGCCAAAACCGGGTGAGTCGCGCCCGAGGCACCTTGAAACGGTTCTGATTTTTTTTCATATTTAAATCCTAATAGATCAAGTCCAGTTGTGTACGTATGCTCCCAATCTTTTCTTGATGCTTTGTAATCTCTATAGTTTTCTATTAATGATGCGCTTAATCTACCAGATTCTGTTTCGTCTAAATAATCTGCTAAGTTTGCGTTGTGATCTGTTGGAGGCGGTAAGTTTGGGTCTTCACCGTAATTAATATCTACAGATCCATCTTCGTTTTCAATAACTTCTGAGGATCCTGATCTGTTTTCTGGTTCAGATATTTCTTGAACCATTTCATCTTGTACTACTTCAATAGTTTCATCTACGTTTGGTAGCGCTTTGTCTATTTCTGCCATTTATTTTCTCCAATCGGACTGTTTTAACATTGTTATATTTTAAATTCAAGCCTTGTGGTTGAGGACCAGATTTAGGTGGTAATAAGTGTACTTTAGGATATTTATTCGTCATAAGTGTATTTTCTCATTTCTTCTAAATCTACGTCTTCTATGTATTCTTCTACATCTTTTAACTTGCCTTCAGCATCGGGTCTAGCCGTTGCTTCTTTGTAAGTCAAACCTCCTGTTTCAGGATCTACTTCCAATTCCATTTCCATGTCTTTTTCTAACATTTCACCTTGTTCATCTCTTTTTCTAACTGTGATTTTATTACCTTGTTCTCTAACTTGATAACCATCCTTTTCATAAACATATTCAAATTCGTCGGCTCTATTACCTGTAAAAAATTTCATTCCGTTTGCTTTAACTTTAGCTATAAGATCATATAAAAAAGTAGGAACGGCGTCACCACTTCTTTGAATTGCTTCAGTTGCTGCTGGTGCAAGCGGTCCTAAAATTTTTAAGTATTTTCCAAGAACTGGAATAGATGCAAGTCCACCTAATATTTTCATTGTTTTTCTTTTCTTAGGATCGAACCCATCTTTAAAAGCTTCACGAGTTATTAACCCACCATCTGCTGCGGCTATACCCATTTGTTCTTCTTGTTCTATGTTATATGCTTCTCTTTCTTCAGGAGTCATATTCTCAATTCTTTCAAGTTCGTCTTTTACAAACTTACCATATTGATACAAAGCTTCTCCACCTAATGATGCTATTCCAAGTGGTGATACATATCTTGCTGCCATGGCAGGTGTTAAACCTAAACTAAGTAGTTTTCTTAGTAATGCATTCTTTGTAAGTTGATTTGCACCTTTGACAAGTGATGGAGCTAAAGCTGCTTCTGCTCCTAGTGCAACTCTATCTATTGCAGAAGTTGGATCTACACCAACACCGGCAGTTATACCCAAAACACCTAAAGGTGTTCCAGCGGCTGTTAAAAGTTTACCCAATGCTTTTCTACCTGTTTTAGTACCAAAACCTACTCCTGCTGTTGCTGCCGCCCCTGTTGTTATTGGATTTCGTTCAATAAAATTTTTTTCTTCTGGTTTAACACCTATATTTGAATCAAGACCTGCTGTTAGAGGATAACCATATGCATTTGTAAAATCATCTTCTAAAGATACAACTTTAGGAATTACTTTCATCATTTTTTTAAGAACATCTGGTGATGCATTTTTAAGTTTTTGAAACATTTTCTTTTCATCATATTCGTTAAAAAATTTTTTCATTTCCTCTAATGTGTTTTGCACATTTTTCTTCAACACATCTCTTGTTCCCGTTTCCATAATCTGACCAACAGTTCTATAATTTTCAGGTATAATAACAGTGTATCCAGATTTTTGTGATGAACCCAATAAATCTGTACCAGGTATTTTTCTATTTTTCTTTTTACCGGTTTCACCAACTAATCTTTCTTTTCCAATATCGGATAATTTTTCTGTAGAATAATATTTATCTGCAGTTCCTAAACCAAGTTTAGGTAATTCAGATCCTGTTTCTTTTTCATAATATTTTATAATGTCTTTAAAATCATTTATAATTGATACTGCCTTATTTTTGTTTTGTGGTTTGTTTGCAAGATCTAATTTATCTAATTGTTCTCTAACCGCTGCAAAATCTTTTTGAAATCTAGCTAATTGTTTTTGATTAAAATTACCTTCCGCAATATCTACAAAATCAGAAAATTCAGCTGTTTTAGTTCTTGATGCACCTGTTACTCCAGCCATTTCATTTAAGTTAAAACCATAAGGACTATTTTTACTATAGATTGGAAGTCCTGCTTCTTTTAATGCAACTTTAATATTATCTTTAAATGCTTTAAATGATCCTACTTGTCTTCCTATTTTTTCATCAATAGTATCCAATGCAACTTTATATGCTTGATCTGAGTAAAAATTTCCATACTGAGTACCACTAGAAGCTTTTTGAATTTTAGCTGCTAATGATTTATTTCTATCTATACTCTTTAACTCTGGATTTATAAAATCTGATCCATTATACCATTGCGATAATCTAGCTGTTACATTACCAGCAGTAGTTGCAGTTATGTCAGGAAAGGATTGTTGTATTTTTTTTAGTGTAGGAAGTTCTCCTTTATTATAAAGATTACCATATCTTTTATCAAATTCTAACATAAGATTAATTGTGTTAGGTTTTAATTGACCTTTTCTAGAAGCTATTCTTTGATATAATTCTAAATCTTTTTTTGTTGGTTTTTTAAAATAAAAAGCACCTTCACCACCCTCGCCTCTTTTTACAAAAACTGCATTCTCACCAATAGTATTTGTTAGTAAACTAGGATTTCTATTTTTAACAGTCATGTAATCACGTTTACTAATTGGCATTCCTTCTGTGTTAAAAAATTCTTGTGATGAAATATATCCTTTTGGAACTTTTGATTTTTCTGCTGCTGCAAGATCAAAAGTTTGACTTAAAGTCTTGTTAATAATTGCTCGGTTTATAGGAGTACCTACAGAGGTTACATAATTTTTTGTTTTATTTTTTTGCAGTTTCTTTAAAATATCTGTTGCTGTAAAGTTAGGATTATCTTCTGCAATATCTATAATCATTTGAGGTGTTAGTGTAATTGGTTGTTTTCCTCTTTTAAGACCAACTCGTCCACCAATAGCAAACTCTGATGGTTTGTATCCAGGTTTGTCTTCTTGTAACCATTCTTCGAATGTTAAATCTTTGTATTTGTCTCCTCGAAGTACATAATCTCTATATGTACCACCTGTACGAAAATTAACTCTATTATTTTCTCGTCTTCTTTTTTCTGTATAGATATCAATAAGAGGTGTTCTAAACATTAACCTCTCCCGTATAATTTTTTAAGAATG